CCTACCTTGCAGGAGTGCGATGCGGGTACTATTTTGGCGGGTGCCCTTTTGGGCGAAAGCCTGCTCTTGCAGCCCTCCCCGCAGTTGGGCCAGTTCTACTTGGTGCCGTTCAAATCCAAAGCAAAACGTGACCGGCAGGGTAATGTGATTGAGCCGGCGTGTCTCAAGGCGCAATTCGTTTTGGGTTACAAGGGATACATCCAGTTGGCTCTGAGAACGGGCCAGTACAAGCGCCTGAATGTCCTGGAAATCAAATCCGGGGAACTGGGCGGTTGGGATCCCTTTGAAGAGCGTTTCCATGAAATGCACTTCATCGAAGATTTTGAAAAGCGTGCAGCAATGCCGACTGTGGGCTATATTGCCCACTTTGAGTATATCAATGGCTTCGAGAAAACTCTGTACTGGACGGCAGACCAGATGATGTCTCATGCGGACAAGTACTCCCCGGCATTCAGCGCCGCCGCATATAAGAAGCTGCTGAATGGTGAAATCCCGCAGGAAGATATGTGGAAATATTCCAGCTTTTGGTACTGGGATTTTGACAGTATGGCAAAAAAGACTATGCTGCGCCAGCTGATTTCCAAATGGGGAATCATGACTGTTGAAATGACTACCGCTTATGAACGAGATGGTCGAGTGATGGTTCCCAACAGTGCGGATGACGGACTTCTGCCGGAGACGCCGGATTTCGCAGATGCCGGACAGAATGGACTCGGCGAGCAGAATCCGCCCAAAATCGAGCGGACGGCCAAGACTATGGATTTACCGGAGCCGGAAGCAGATGAAGTAAAAGCGGCTGTTGACTTGGCGGCACTCTGATGGTCAAGTACAACATTATCAGCACCGGAAGCGACGGAAACGCCACGATTTTGGAAGAGTTTGTTCTGATAGACTGCGGCGTTCCATATAAGGCGCTGGAGCCGTATGTGCCGAAGCTGAAGTTGGTCCTACTCACCCATATCCACAGCGACCACTTCCAAAAGCGCACCATCAAGCGGCTTGCCGAAGAACGGCCAACGCTGCGTTTTGGGTGTTGCCGCTGGCTGGCACCGCCGCTTCTGGCCGCAGGAGTACCGGAACGTCAGATTGATGTGCTGGAACCCCGGACAATGTACGGATACGGCTTGTGCAATGTGATTCCGTTCATGCTGACTCACAATGTACCGAACTGTGGGTACAAGGTACATTTTCCATCTGGCAAGGTGATCTATGCCACCGACACCAACAATTTGAACGGTGTGCAAGCGCTCGGATATGACCTCTATTTGATAGAAGCCAATTATCGAGACGAGGACATTCAGGCCAAAATCGCAGAGAAAAAGGCTGCTGGACAGTAT